CGCTATCGAATATATCAGGCGACCCTACACGCCTGCCGACCTCATCAGCCGCACCTACGACCGCCGACGTAACCTTGCTGATAATCTGCCCTATGTCGTTCTCTAATCGATCGCCTCTATCGGCAATCAAGTCTTGTATCTCTGTCTGTCTTTGGCTTATAAACCAGTCCAGCAAACGATCGAAAAAGTCGCCGTCCGATGATGAAAAGCCGCCACCCCATCCCATCGTGGAGCCGCCTACCATCCCCCCAACAGCAAGCCCCGGCATCTTGCCGCTGTTGATCTGGTCAAAGAAGTTGGCGCCAAACTTGCTGACGGTCGCCGCATTAATGACGTATTCACCTGGCGATAGCCGCGCGAGCACCTTGTCCTCTTTGGGTCCGCCCATCCCGGTCACTCGCCCGCCGGTCGCGTAGCCCTCGATCATGCCGCCGCTGTTGATACCTGGGATTAGGTTTTTGAGGAAGTTAATCCCGACCGATGCGACAGCGCCGGCTGCTATGTCTGCCAAAGCGTCGAGAATGGCATCTTTGAATGCCGAGAACTTGAACTCGCCATCACGGAAGAAATCGCCCAGAGCGCTACTCAAGGAACCGAGCGCGCTTTGAAACGCGCCAAGCGGCGAGCCGTTGCCGGTAAATAGGTCGCGGATGCCCTGACCAAAATCCTGTACCGGCTTCACGCCAAAGCAGTCGTTGATGGCTGCCTGTGTACCACCACTGCCAAGCATAGAGTCGGCCAGCTCGCCTAGCGCCTTGTCAGCATCGCCACCTTTGCCAATAGCAGCGATAAAATCCTCGACCGATTCGCGGCTGAATACGCCGTCGATCGTTTCTCTGGTGCCTTTAAGCCCTTCTTCTTTTAGGTCTTGCAGCTCTTGGTTGATGCGCCCAACCGAGTCTGCATACTCCTCGCCGCTAATACGCCCATTGCTGTAGGCATCTGACAACACCAGTATGCGCGCCTTGAGCTCAGCCGCCTTTTCGTCAGTATCGGCGAGCTTGTCGATAAATACCTGCTGCTCTTTGGTCAGACTGCCGAGCTGTTCAAGCGACTCTAAATATTCGACGTTGAGCTCTTTTAAGCGATCGCGCAGGACAACCGCTTCCTCGCTATTATCGCCAAAGCGATCATTGACAACCTCAAGCGCACGCTCAACCTTGGCGATTTCCTCGCGCAGCTCGCGCTGTTCAAAGGTAACGCCGGTCAGCCCCTCGATGCTGTTGCGAATAGCCTCATCCAACTCCTCTTGGGTAGCTGTGGTGCTAGCGACGGTTTTCTCAAAGTCAGCCAGGTCTTTGTCAAAGTCCTTTATATCATCGGCGCCAGTGCGCGCAGCCTTCTGTAGCTTTTCAATCGCTTCGCGGAATTCGTCGGTTTCAAGCGCCGCCTTCTTTTCATTATCGGCAATGTTGTCGACGTTTTCAGCAAAGTCCGGCAGCGGGCGCCGATTAGCTGTGACGACAATTTCCTGCAGGTCGTCGATCGATGACGTTAACCCATCGGTTTCGTCAGTCGCGTCGCCGGTCGTCTTGTTGTTCTTTTTGAGCTGGTCGTCGTTGTCGCCAAAAATGCGAGTGATCGAGCTGAAGGCGCGTCCTAATTTATCAATAGCGCCTAAAAACTCGTTGCGAATTTTAGAAACTAAAGAGTCTATTTCCTCTTTGAATAACAAATACCCAGCAGTAGCCGCTGCTACAGCCGCAACCACCAATCCAATTGGACCCAGAACAGCAGCAAGCGCTGGTAGCGTCGCAGAAAGCGCTGTCGCTATTGCTGCAACACCCGATGCAAATGCCACAGCCTTACTGACAGCCATTGCAAGTAAAAACGCTTTTATACCGGATGTTATTTTGTCAATGTTGTTTAGTATGTACTCAAGTCCATCAAACAAATCACCAACCAACGGCACCGCCATCTCTGCGGCTCTGTCAGTAAAATCTTGCATAACAGGCGCCGCATCAGCCAATCCTTTAATCATGGCCGTCGTGATAATCGCCTGCAGCTTAGTCATTGAGTCGTTAAAGTCCTCAATGGCATCGATCTGATTGTCTGTTATCTCTAAGCCCATCGCTTTAAAGCTGCGCAAAACGTCGCGCAAACCATCAGAGCCACCCTGCAATAGCGGAATCATTCTGATAAACGCATTGCTGCCCAGATCGGATGCTGCGGCCGCCTGCTCTGCTGGGGTTTTGAGATTCTTAAACTCGTCGGCAATGAGCGCGAGCTGCTGATCGAGCGGAAGCGACGCCAGGTACTGCGCGCTAATGCCGAACTTATCCAGCGTGGCTTTTGCCTGCCCAGTGCCGTCGGCCGCCTCACCAACCCGCTTCTGGAAGGTCTGCATTAGCTTGTTGAATTTTTCGGTTTCAACGCCGGCAAAATTGGCCGCCAGTTGCAGCGATGCTAGCTCGCTGGCTGACGTGCCCAAGGTCTGCGACATCTTGCCTAGCTTGTCGGCGCTATCAAGCGCGCTCTTGGCGAGCGCTCCGAGACCAGCCACACCTGCAGCCGCGCCAATGGCGCCGGTCATACCGCCAAGCGAACGCTTGACGCTGTCAATGCCCTTTTGCGCCTTATCAAGATTGGTGCGGAGTGATCGGACCGCCTTACTGGTGTCGTCCTGGCCCCGGAAGATTAGCTTGAGAACTTCGCTTGCCATTGTTAATGGCCTCCTTTCGCGCCTGGTCCTGCTCCTCTTGCCGCAGGCGCAGGAAGATCGACCACTCTACAAACTCCTCGACGGTCATGTCCTCCTCCAGCTCGGCGACAGTGCGACCGAGCATCTCAGCGAGGATAAAGCGGAACTTTCGATCCGCCGAGTCCTTTAGTTTTTTTCGAGATCAACCTCGCTGACCGACATGATCGTCGTCGCAATTCTCGAAACAACCGACGCATCAACGCTGTTGCGAAGTGCGTTTTTGTCCTCAATGGTAAAAACTTTGTCGCCATTCTCGTCGATTAACTTCATCACGAGAACCTCGGCCAGCACATCGACCTCGCTCTGCTTCTCAGCCACATACCGAATGCGCGACTGGTCCTTGAGCGTAAACGGCGTTGAGTAAACGACCAGCGGCTCAACTAGGTCGCCGTTGTCGTCATACTCGCCCCACTCGGGAACCTCGATGCGCTTGAGCGGCTTAGCTTTGAAATGCTCGGTCGCCCGCGAGATGACAGACGACCGAGTTGGCTTTTTGGCAGGCATTAAACGGTGCTCTCAGTTAAGGCGCCATTGCCCTGCAGCGAGAGCGACGCCTCAACCATGCCGTCAAACGAGCTGTTGATCGTGCGGCTGGTGACAATCGCGCTGCCGCTCAACGTATGTGAGCCGCTGGTGTCGCCCTCAACGAAGAAGGTAACGGTCGCCTCAGCGCCGGGTACCAGTGTCACCTGGCCGTTGAGATCGGTATCGTCGAAAAACACGTCCACAGAGCCGCTCCAGCTCTTCAGTGACGTCTTAAACGTGCGATACGTATCGCCCATCGCGGTATCTTCAATCGTGTCGCTAGTCTCGTCCACGCTGAAAGAGCGGATTTCTGCAATTTCGTTGGCCCCGACCTTTACGGTGCCGCCGTTCCCCTTAATCGTTGCCATCTGTTAGACCCTCGTCCTCAGTTGCGGATTCCTCCGCGATTTCGATCTCGGCGGCTGCCTCGACCTGTTGCGCCGGTGCATACAGCGACCAGCCCTTCATGATGAGCCGACCGGCGTCGAGCTCGTAAACTTCAACCGAATCACCGCCAGCCGGTGAATAAACTTTTACCCTTGCGGTCATCTGACCTCCTATGCCGCCGTCTCTGCGGCGCCCTCAACGGTCATATAGTCCACGCGAACCGTGACCCTACCCATCGCCACCGGCTGATCGCCATCGCCGTTAAAATCGGCTTCAAAGCCAGTGATCGTGGTGTCCTTTGCCAATGCACCGCGCGTCACATCAGCGCTGAGCGCATCTTCAATCTCTGCCGTGATAGTATCAATTTCGTTGTCAAAATTCGATACCCCCTTGACATACGCCTCAACCTTTATTTCTAGCGATCGCATTTGTGTGCGTGGCGGCGTGATTGTTACGGTCTCGACCTCCTCGGCATCAGTATAAATGAGCAGCCCAGGCAGCTTATCCTCGGCGATCGGG